CTATGATGCCATCCCTGACAAAGCTAAAACTATTCTTGAGTTTTACAAGAGGCCTCTATGTTAGGTGAGAATGTTTTTGCGGTTATTAGTGCAAACACCAATACTAAAGACGGTATGGGTGCTTTTACTTCTACATCTAAATCAGTAATTCTGATCAGGGGTAAGTTTGAGAAGTTTAAGAGTGAAGAACTAAACTATAATGGTAGAGATGCTATTGTAGCTGATTACGTTTTCTATTGCAATTATAATCCCAAATTATATCTGGATGAATCAATGACAATAATTGTTCATGGCAGAAACTATGCGGTATCTTTTGTAGAGAATGTTGCTATGGAAAATGTCACTACCAAAATATATCTGAGGACCTTATAATGATACTTTTAACTGACCCCAGGGCATTTACCGCCTTCACCAATGCTGCTGTTATAAAGTTTAAAAGTATACAGGATGATCTTGTGGCAGAGATAAAGCATGAAATGGAGATCACCCCACGAGATACCAGTAAGGCTTATTGGGTGAACATAAACGGCACCTGGCAGATACATAATCCTTCATTCCCTAATGAATACCCCGCAGTAATGTCAGGAAATTTAAGGAATGCTGTTTCCTCAGATGTAAAATCGAGAGCCAATACCGCTTACCTTAGATTTGGGGTATTACCAGGAACTTCTGATTCAGATGGAATAGGGTATGCTTTTATGCTTGAAGTTGGAACCGATGTAATGGCGCCGAGACCGTGGTTGACCTATGGCAAACATATTGCTAAGAGGATGTTGTTATGAGTTTAGTAAATATGGTAAAGGGCGTTTTTACATTGCTGGAAGCCTCTACATTGAATGGAACTACTTATTGCAATGGCAGGATTTACTATGGTTCAGCACCGCTTAATACTTCCGGCACCAGTACAACTAAAACTGTTGCCCAATTTCCATATATAGTGGTTAATAAGATCAGTGATGAAATGCAATATACCCAGCAGAATGCCACTGATTATAGTAAAAGTATAGAAGATAGGCTATTATTACAAATAGATATTTATGATAATAATACAAGTGCAATTAATTTAGAAACTATGGCAGAATTACTTAGAATGCTTTTCAACATGATGAGGGATCCTTTCGCAATTACAGGTTATGTTAACCCCAGGATAAAAAACTTCTATGGCGGTACCATTAAAACTTTAGATAACAACTGGCGATATATAAGTCGCTATGAGCTAATAGCTCAAAGGAGCTAAACAATGGCTGATAAAATATCAGGTAAGGGTGGAGCAATCTTCAAATCTGATGATACAGGGGTAACTGCAACTACTGATGCGGTAGCGTTGGGAGATATTGTTTCATGGGAGCTATCAATAACGGGTGATACCGTAGAAACTTCCGCTTTCTCGAAAACCGGTGCTGAGACATCAGCAAAAGAATTTGAGCCAGCCCTGTATGGATGGGATGTCAACGCTAATGGTGTAATGGCAAAAGAGGCGCCGGTGGTAAGTGTTAACACCAGTTACCGTCTTTTTATGCGTGAAGCAGATCATGGAACTTCTAATTTCATGTTCTGGACAGGAATAGCAATTTGCACAGGAAATACAGAAGGCATGGTAATCAATGGAGAAGCAACGAGAAACTATACATTCCAGGGAAACGGTGCAGTCAGTGTCTCTTATTCTTCAACCTTGACATTCAAATAAAAGGAGGTAATTATGGCTGATAAAATATCAGGTAAGGGTGGAGCAATCTTCAAATCAGAAGACATCACAGCTACTATTGCTGATGCTACTGCACTTGGAGATATTCTTTCATGGGAATTGTCAATAACCGGTGATACTGTAGAAACATCTGCATTTAGTAAAACCGAAGCAGAAACTTCTGCTAAGGGATTTGCACCAGCCCTATACGGATGGGATGTCAACGCTAATGGTGTAATGGCAAAAGAGGAACCGGTGGTAAGTGTAAACACAAAATACCGTCTTTTAATGCGTGAAGCTAATCACAGCAGCACAACTACGGCAGATTACATGTTCTGGACAGGAATAGGTATATGCACAGGAAACACTGAGGGAATGGTGGTTAACGGAGAAGCCACCAGGAACTACACTTTCCAAGGAACAGGAGAAGTTTCCGTAACCTATTCTCCAACGCTCACTTTCATTTAGGGGGAATTTAATGGCAGCCAAAGATTTAATTACAGTAATTATACTGTATGGACACGGGAATGAGCAGTGGTTGAAAGAAGCCACTGACTCAGTTAAAGAGCAGACTTACGGATTTGAAAACATCGAATTAATGGTAGTTGATAATGCTGATCACAAAAAGAAGATCGGTGAAGCGTGGAATGAAGCCGTGGCAAAAGCCAAAGGCAAATACTGTTTCTTTTTAGGTGATGACGATTTTATTCAGCCTGATTACTTGACCTGCTTACACTCAACGCTGATTAACACCAAAGCAGAAAATAAAGATATATGCTGCGTAACAAGTTATGTTATGCGATTTATGGGTGTTGGTAATAACATCAAAATGAAAAGCAGCAATACCTTTCCCACGGGCATGATGGAAACAGAATTTCTCAAAGAGCATAAGTTTGATGAGGAAAGAGTAAACCGTATTGATACACTATGGTATAATGAAAATAAGAATAATGCCGTTTGTGCTTACTGGAACTATGGTTATTTCTATCGTGGACATGAAAACCAGATCAGCAAATGCGGTATTGCTAATGAAAAATTTGATAATGTTTTTATAACTAAATATCCACACTTCATCAGGAATTTTATTGGCACTATGGAAAACTCTTTGCTGATTGATAAGTATGATCATCTCATGGTTTATAATGCTAAAATGACATTCTGTGACTTTGGATCAGAAAATGCTATTCATGTATCCAATGCAAAGACAGATGGCAAGAAGATACTTAGAATACACCGGTTTTCAGCATATACCAACTTGTACTCTACCCTTGACCTTGATAAGTTTGATCATGTTATATTCACATCGCATCACATCAAAAGATATGTTGAGACTAAAATATCAAAGACTATCAAGAACGCTACGGTGATCAAATTAGGAACTGATATAGACAGGTTTAATTACACTGAGAAGGTGAAAAATAATAAAGTAGGTATCTGCGGATATATCAACCAGAAGAAGGGCTTCGTAATGCTTAAGCTGTTGGCTAAAACATTTCCAAGCATGGAGTTTCATGTTCTTGGTCAATTCCAGGATGAAGCCTTGAAGCAATACCTTACTGAGAAATCCCTACCCAATATATTCATCAAGACATGGGCGGATAACCCAGAAGTATGGTATCAGGACAAGACTTATATCCTGTCATTGTCCTATGCGGAATCACAGCAGATGTCTATCATAGAAGGAATGGCATGTGGCTGTAAGCCAGCCGTATTAGAGCACTGGATAGGTGCAAATGATGTTTACCTGCCAGAACACCTTTGGGGTACAGTTGAAGAATTAAATAAGATATTCATTGGTGATTTTAAGCCGGAAGAATATCGTGAATATGTAGTAAAGAACTACAATCAGAAAGATGAGTTCGCAAAGATCAAAGAATTAATCGGAGGATAGATGGATAGAATACTTGATGGCGTTAAAAGAATACCAGTTGTAATAGCTGGAAAAGAATGTTTTATTGAGCCTATGACTACCCGGCATGTCATTGAGATGCAGGAATACATCTTAAAGAAAAAGGCAAAGAAGATCCGCATATTATTTGAGCATGATAAGCAATTGATGAATGAGCAATTGAAGGTTTTGTTCAATGAAGAAATATCTATGGATAAGATTTTCGGTTCTGATTTTGAGACTATGACCTATTTGGTCTATATCAGATGCTCAATCAGAAATGAGATTACCTATGAAGAATCACTTGGCGATCTGGAAGAACTTTACCAGAATATCGGGATGTTATTCGGAGATGACGAAAAAAAAGTACCGGAGGGGGCGGGGAAGTAAATCTGGAAAAGATGTTCACCGCCCTGTCATATAATTATGGATTTTCGGTAGAGGAGATTATGGATATGAGTTTTAAGCACATTGAAATTTACCTGGACGCTTTAAGCGATAAAGGATCATCTTCTACCAAATCCACTGACCATGAAAGCAATATGAACTTAGCTGCGAAATATGGACTTAAAGGAATACGGAAGCACTAATGGCAAACGAAAAGATCGGAACAGGCTATTATGAGATATATGCGGACCTTACTAAGATAAAGGCTCAGTTAGCTGAATTTACCCGTCTGATGCAATCTAAGGATATGCGGATAGGTATTGCTTCGGTTAATAGTGAGCTAACCAAAACTTCTGCTAAACTGAAAACAGTTGGAAATAGTGCAACACAATCTTTTAATGAGGCATTAAGGTCAGCATTATCCCTTGAAAGGATTATAAACAGGCTTGCTTTTATCGGTACCGTTGGTGCCGTATTCACTTTAGGTGCAGCTTTTAAATCTGCCATTGGCGGTGGAATAAAGGCTGCCGAAGAGCTTCAATTACAGATGAGTCACGTATTTACTGTTATGGATGAAGGTAAAGATACTCTTGCCCAATTTAAAGAATCTGTAAAGGAAATATCAGTAGAGTTTGTTCAGAAAATGAAAGAGGTTTCTTTTTCCCTATATGACATTATTTCAGCAAGAATAGGTGAGGATAATGCCTTAGAAGTTCTTGCAGCATCAGCAAAATTGGCAACCGCTAATATGGCAGAGATGAGGGATGTAACCAATACATTGATCGCCATATTAAATAGTTATAAAATTACAGGAACAAAAGTTGTTGAAGTTACTGATATGTTACAGAAAACGATCAAAGTCGGAAAGATGGAGATGTCTGATTTTGCCAGTACTCTTGGAAAGGTTATACCCCAGGCGGCTGCATATAATATCAAATTGGAGCAAATGTTTGGTGTACTTGCCACTATGACTAATCAGGGAATGAAGGCAAGGGAAGCCGTGACCTCTATTAACAGGGCACTAACTGCATGGTCACAAAACTCTGAATTGGCAAGCATATTGCAGAAAGATGGAATAAGGGGAGTGGTTGATGCTCTATCCTTAATGGACATCCAGCAACAGAAAACTCTAAGTGGAGGTGTTCGTGGAGTTAAGGCACTCAATGCTTTTATGAATGATTACGCCACAACGCTTCAAAATACTGTTGAGATTATTGATAATGCAGGTTCAAGTAATGAAGCTTATTTAAAACAAAGTGATAGCCTTGCCTTTAAAATAAATCAGAAAGTAGAAAAAAATGCGTTACTTTGGCAAAATGTTGGTGAAGAATTATTGCCACTAAAATCCCTACTTCTTGATTTGCTAATTACCGTATCTGATTTTTTAGCAACATTAATTACCATACCTAAACTTATAGGAGATATTTCTGGTAAAATGTATTTATGGATTTCTGGATATAAAGAAATAAAAGAATCAAATGAATTTATCATTGCTTATGAACGTAAAATGATAGAGCTTGCAGCGGAAAAAAATAGAATGATAGAAAACGGTGCAATGTTGGCAGAAGATGAGTTTACCAAAAAAAGAGTTCTTGCCAAACAATATAACGATATTTTAAATTCTGCTAATGGTGAGTTAAATATATTAAAAAAGAAAAGGGGGGTAGAAGTCGCTTATGGCAGAGAAGTAATTGATATTGATAATAAGATACTGGAAGCCTATGAAAAAAAGCTACATGCACTTAACCGATTGATTGATCTCGGTAATGAATATTCCACTGTCCTTGACGATGTATATGATACGCAGATTGAAATAGCTAAACTTTCAACAGATGAATTTTTAAAAACAGACTTCGGTAAGTTCAAGAATGAATTACAGATATTTTCGGAAAGCATTGATGCCAGTATAATCTCGGTTAGGGGTTTCTTTGAAGGTTTGGTTTCTGGTGCTATTGTAAGGCTTGGATCTATAACGTATAGTTTATCTGATTATCTGATTGACAATAGAGGATTGGCAGAAAAGATCAAAACATCCAGGGATGAGTTTGATAAGTTATATGATTATTTACTGAGCAAAAATGAGGTTTTAGCTAAATGGTTCAAATCTTCAATGATCAGACCACCCAGGATTGATCTTACTGAATTTGACAAATACATGGAATCATTATCGGGTGCATTTGAGAAAAACAATAAGGTTGCTGAGTTTGTTAAGTATATGCAAGAACTTGATGAGCTATTGGGAAATACTTACAATGAGTCATTAATAAGATTTATGAATGGTGAGGGAATTTCAGAAGAGGGGCAGAAAAAGTTAGATGATCTTAAAATATCTGCTGCCGATTTAGATGCAAAATTAAAAGAACTCTCACTTACTTCTCAATTGTTTTTTAAGGTATATTCCAATCCTGAAAATATTGAAAACATTATTAGCTGGGCTAAAACGGTTGATGGCATAATTGAAGATTTATCAGAATCATTTGGCGACTTCGTTGCTAATGAAACATCTGAATGGGCAAGAATGCTTATGGAAGGTGAAAATGCAACTAAGTCATTTTATGATTTCTTTGATAGGTTAATGTCCCAAATGCTCTCTAACTTCACCGCAATGATTACTAAGATGATAATTCAGTGGGCTTTGTTTAAAGCACTTGGGATTGGCGAAAATCCATTCTCCGGTATGTTTGGTAGTGGTGGAAATGGCGGCTGGCGTCCACCAATGGCTCCTCTTGGAAATATTTCAGAAATCAGAATGCCAAACATATCGCTTCCTTCATCTCTGGCAAACTCAATAAACAGAACACCGGAAGTGATAAATCAAAACAATATCACACTCTACCCAACCTTTAATGCAAGGTTTGATAGACGGTCTGCCGGATGGGTTGTAGATAGGGGAAATAAGTATAATACTATGGGTAATCTATAATGGATCTATCAATTAAGGTTATTGAGATAGAGAAGAATATCGTAAACAATACCTTATCACTTTGGAGTGCCAATGGTGACGTTCCTATAGGTTGGGATGACTCTTTAAATGTCCAGGCAGTTGAAGGCGGTAACTTTGGATATTTATGTAAGTTTCTTGGGAGTGGATCAACAAATTCTTATATATCTCAACCATTAACAGCTTATGGCGAAATTATTATATATGCTAATTTCAGGGGTAGATTATTTGTAGAGATACTAACATCTGCCGGAACAACTCATTACATTCAATATATTGAGTCAATTGGCGAATATGGTCTATTATCACTAACTTTTAATAACTCAGCCACAGGTGGAACATTAAGGCTATCTGCAATGATAGAGCCAGAGGATTCTGATAACCCTGGCATTATGGATACCTATCTTGACTTTATATCTATACTCCCATCCGGATACCCCGCTGCCCTGCCTACAAGCTATATCAATACATCAAACATAACCAGCATAAGCGATCTGACATTAGCAATAGAAAGGGATTTATTCTCATTTGTTAGTGATAGTATTTCTTTTGAAATATTTGAAGATAACAATACAGATTATACTATACTTGAAGATATGCTACAAGCTAATAAGCTATTCAGGATTGATATTATTTATGATAATGATGTTAAGGAATATAAATTAATATTCTTTACAGATCCGTCATTAATAAAGAAGTCAATCAGAAATGGAATATCAATGTATTCAATTGAAGCATTTGAAATATCTTCTTATTTCAGAGTTAATGGCTGGTTCCTTGGAACATTAAAAAGCACAATCGATGAATTGACCGGGGAAATAACTGATCAGCAATATAACTTCCTGGTAAGTGGATATAATACTATAGAGGAAATAATTCAAGCCGGAATAGATGAAGCTAATAAGTTTATAATAGCAGAGTACATTCCAATCGGAAGTATTGCCAAATTAGTGACAACTACAAATAAAACCATTTCATCGTCATTTCAATGCCTTGGAAGAATAGTTGATTATTATTATAATCCAATAGCTAAAACTGTTTATATACTCGTCTATGAAGATAGCAGAATATTTATGAAATAAAGTTTGGTAGTTTAATTTTAGTATATTCTTACAGCTACGATTACTTTATAAGATTTGATAGGTCTTATGCCGGGTCAAATGAGATCATGTTTAAAAAACGTAGTATACTTGGCAATAACGGAAGCTATAATAACAATGAGCATTTAATGTCTCAATATCTACCAAACAGATTTATATTGACAGATAGCCACGTAACAATATCTCCAACCGGGGAATATACCTTCATAAATGATGGATACAGAGAATATGTACCTACCCAGATTACGGAAGTTATCGAAGATCTCTTACCACAAATAACAGATGGCGAGATAGTAAATGAAGATGTAATTCAATACTCTTTCCCAATGATTCAGAATGTATCATCGTTAAGAATTATCGGCTTAGATGGCGGAACCGTTTATGATCAAAACTTTAACTCATCCTATATGGATAATGAATATACGGCAGTAAGTTTCCTGTCTGAGTTAATTCCCTCTGGAATACCAAACTATTTCCTGATAGACACCACATTTATTGGAATGCTTATTGATCTTGCAGTAATCCAAAATGCTTTTTTTTACTTTGTTTATAAAACATCAGCCGGGGCGATGGAATTGGTATTTCAAACCCGTGCCTATGATACAGCAACCTCAACATTGACACTTGATCTAAACAATGCCAGTGACTATGAAGAAACCTATGATTATATAGACTACTCAGACTTCGAGACGGAGACATTTAAGGATATTGTTGCAATGAAAAGATCACTCCTGGCATACTACCGGAACTTTTATGGTAATGGTCTGAAAATAATTAAATTGACAATGAATGAGCTGCTTGATATTTCATTGGGAGACATAGTTACCGTTGAAGGGGTCCTGTATATCATCAGGTCTCTTGAAACAGAAATTGGGCATAAAGATATAGGTAGCAGAATTGAAGCTCCTAAGATGTATTTAGAGCTCATGGAGGTATTGTTCGCATGAGAATTATTTATGGGTATGGTGCTTGTAGATTTAGAATAACCTATGTAGATTCAAATGGAAATACCGGGTGGGAAAACATCGATCTCAGGGTTAATAATAATACCTTCCCCAACGATACTGAGGTAGGATATAACTTTGTTAATATTTATGGTAATGAAGTAAGAAGTGTTTCTCATATAAAAAGATCATTCCAGGTTGATTTGCTTTATAATGATACCACCCAGGCAGATATACTAAACCTGATTGCAAAGCTCCATAAAAACCCACGTAGCTTTTTCTATTTCTATTTGCATAATCCTACTACTGCCGGGTTTAGCGGATGGTATGAGGCTGGGAATGAATTATGTAGATATGTTTGCACTACTGACATTGATCAGCTTCGTAATCTGGTATCTAACTTTTCTGGAAGCGGACAGGTTTTGTCTCTTAATATTAAGGTCAGGGATAAAATAGCTATTACTTCTGATAAATATACTTATATTCCTTATAGAGACACATCAACCGGGCTGTGGGGTTCATATCCTACAATACCCTCTAATGTATTTGGTTCACAATCACCAATAATTGGTATGATAACCA